TGCTCGCCCTGTAAACCATCACGCCCAGTAGGGCCCTCTATGCCTTGTAAGCCCTGTTCGCCAGTCTCTCCCTTATCTCCAGGAATGAGCTTAAAGTCCCTAACAACCTCTATTTGTTCGTTTAGGGCTTCAAATTGCTCCTTGGCCTTTGTGTCAAGTCTTTGCAGTCGCTCAAGGAATACTGCAAGCGCTTGGTTAATCTTCAACAAAGCACCTTCGCAGACTTTCCGCTAAAGCTTCATTCAGTCCGCGTTCGCCATCATCGACTTCTTCTTCTGGTTTCTCCTCTTTTCTGACTCCGCCAAACGGTTCAAGCGAGTATTCAATACCAAACTGTTCTGCTAATTGCTTATCTCTAGCAATCTGCGACAACAGTTCCTCGGTATCCATGCCGTATTGAGCAGCAACATGATTCAAAGGCAGTATCCCTGACTGAAGACCAGCAATCGCAGCCGTCATCTCTTTCTGTGGGTCAACCCATGAAAAACCACGGCCTCTGAACTCTGCTGCTGACGAGAATCGGTCGTATTGCCGTAATGGGATGTTGAAAGACCCTACTTCCATTGCCGCCTCAAGCCAAGAGTCAAACAACGGACGAACAAAGTGCTCAACTACAAAAACCATAATGTTCTTATAGAAATCCCTTTCCTCTAATGCGCCTTGACGGATAGAACTATAGGATGTTGCCTCCAAATCGTTACTAAGTGACGTATAAGACACTCCTAAACCGCTTGCTATACCCTTCAGTATAGACTTGTGGAAGCCGTCAAAGTCGTTGCTAGGGAACTGAGGATCGAATGCTTCGAACCCAACGCCGTTTGGTAAATTGTGAAAACTTCCTGGTTCGGCGCTGATTATCGGTGTGTTGTCCTGATAATCATCTGAAACAAATCCATCACCGCCAGGAGACGTAAAGAAGCCCATTTTTGACGCGCCAATACGCGCATTTACTACCGCAGCTTCCCTGAACGCACCCAACTGCTTAATTGCAGGAATAGCAGGAGCAAGCCAAGGCTCTCCTCGCGTCTGACCTGGACGCAATTGCTTGTATAAATGAATGACGTTCTCTGCTGGTATCCTTTGATACTTAGCTGCCTTGGTGTTATTCACATAATCAAAGTCGCCAGGATGATATTGCAACAAATGATAAGCAACTGGACGCTTGAACTTGTTTAGCTCAATTCCCATTCTGATTTCGTTGCCATTATCCAATTTCTTGTTTAATTGATCGTCAATCTGGTCAGCCTCAATGAACTCAATTGCGAAGCTATCTTTAAACTGTGCGTTTCTATGCTTAATAATGAACGCTTCACCATCTTTAGCCATTAATTCAACAGCTAATTTCTGCATATCTATCCAAGAAAGCTTGCCATCAACGCTACAATTGCCGTATTTACCCCACATTTTAAACGCGGATTCGACAGCTTGGTTGCCTGATTGATCTAAGTTTCCGACGGAATCTAACGCTTTAGACTGATATTGAATGCCGTTTTCGCCAATGATATTGACCTTTAACAGCTCAAAATACCGCCTAACATACTCATTATTGATCGAAAGATCTCTGGATCTGTTTCGCAGAATCTTTAACGCGAACCGTAATTCACTATCAGCAGACCTTTCTGACGTTTGAAAGTCAGCAAACAGTCTGCCAGCGTTGACCCCAGCATAATTTCTGCGAGAAACGGCCTTAGCGATCTCTTTCCGCTTAAAAATGTCAAAAAACGCCATTAGAACCTCACTTTAATTGTTGCGCCCGTATCTCTATCAAGCTGTCCGTTCAACTTTGATATTTGAGCCTTAACTTTCTTAGAGAAGTAGTCTTCAGCCTCAGTAAGTTCTGCAAACGTCATTTTAGTCAAAGATCTGCCAGCTATAGAGTAGGAAGACACGTCAGCATCGGCTTTTCCCTGAATTAAAGAACGGATCTTCTCAAGCGTTATTTCTTCATGCGTCCGTGGGTCAGAATTATTTGTATCAAGATCTGCAATAACCTTAAGGTTATGACCTCGGTCAAGCGTATATCTCTCAGAGTCAGAAATCCTAATTACGTCAAGCTGCCAGTGATACTCTCCGGCATTCCACATACCAGTATCTGCTGAAGCAGCCTGAAACAAATAGTGACTTGTAGCATTTGTTGCAGTAATTTTTATCTCGCTCCCACCGCCAGCAATTCTTGCAATGAATTCCATTGTGTATAAAGTGGGATCGTAAGTAGCGACCAGATCAGTTCGCTTGAATTGTACAAAATCGCCAGCAACTATCGAATTCGGATAGCCTTCTGCGACAGTATCAAAGTAATTTGTAGCCATTTATTCACCGCCATGCGTTGAGCCAGTTCTTATGCTCTCTCGGAACAAAAGGACGCTTTTTTATAACCTCTTCATCAGGTTCAGCTTTGACCTCGGTCAATTTTGCCTGAATTTTGTCTGCAATGCTATTGACAGAGACATTTATTATACTATAGGCGGCTATACTATAAACAAAACAATCCAAACATTCATTCCTCGGACGAATTTTCTGAAAGACCCTTTTCTTGAAGCCTCTGACAAAGCGAGTGACGATCTTTTCGGCTGTTAGTTGGCGGAAATACTCTTCATTCAACTCGTCGCTAAAATGCACATATCCCGCTCCAGGTTCTTGTATACGCAATCTAGCGAACACCAAGTCCTTAATAGTGTCAACTCCGATAGGGAACAGTCGGCATTTGACAATGTTATTCCTTGTTGGCTTGCCAGCAATAGCCCTGCCGTCTCCGCCCACACCTTTTATAGCAAAGATCCTTCGTTCAAAGTTCCTGTGGCAGTATTGATAAACGCTGTTAGTGAAGTGACCGCCAGAATCTACCGCAGTAGCCTTAACTAGAAGCGACCTTCCGTCTTCAGTCTCAAAGGTTCTGTTTAGCTGAGAATCTAGCGCCGCCCAAAGTTGAGGCGTCGATGGATCCCCGGGCAAAACCTCATGACCCAAGACAAAGCTGGTATCGTCTCTACCCCATCCTACGAAAGTCAATTCTATTCTGTCGTCCTGTACGTCTGCTCCAACAGTTATGATGATTACTTCTTCTGGCACTTTCTCAAAATGCTCTCTGCGCTGGAACAAATTCATCTCATCGACCGTGACTCCTTCGTCAACCCAAGGTTCTGCTAAATAAGTATTGGTCCAAACCTTCAATTGCTCTGGGTTCTTCTTTACCGATAAGAATTCCCTAACGCCGTCAGAAAGCGCTGTCCAAGGAGAATAGAGCCCAGAGATCTTAAATCCAGCAATACCCTTGAACTCCTCCCCAGCTTGCCATTGTCCGTTCCTGACAGACCATCTGCGATCAGCATCAGTCCACAAGCTTGAGCACTCTTCACACATATATCCAGCAGTATCAGGATCGCTATCTACCCATCTCACGTTGGCCCAGATTAAAGTCTGGTAATGCTCGCAATGCTTGCACGGGACGTAGTATTCCCTTTTGTCAGACTTCTCATAAGCGTCTTCGATTCTAGAGATGTCCTTGATCGTCGGTGTAGATACCGCAATGACCTTAGAATTGTGAAATGTAGACGTTCGTTTGCGCGCCAGAGAAAGCGGATCACCCTCACTTCCTGCTGAAGCTGGAAATCGGTCAACCTCATCTGCGAGTATTATTCTGATCGGCCTACTAGCAAGTCCAGACGGAGAATTAGCACCGACCAGAGAAAGACTGCCGCCAGGGTATATCTTGTGCAAAGTAGTGTTGTTGGAGTCCCTAGCCCGAGGATCCTTTACTTTCCCATACAAACAAGGTGTTGCCCTGAGAAGCCCGTTAGCTATTCTGTCCTTTGAGAACGATTGCGCCATAGACTCCGTAGGCTGAAGCATCAGGATCGGACACGGATCGTGATCGATGTGAAAGCCAATGATGTTCAACAACGCTTCTGACTTGCCTAACTGAGCACCAGCCATCACAACGACTTCTTTTACGTTGTAATCGGAACAGGCGTCCATAATGCCTCTCTGATACTCAGCCCGTGAAGTACGCCAAGTACCAGCTTCCGCGCTAGTCTGCGAGTCTAGTCGCCTTTGACGGTCGGCCCACTCGCTTACGCTTAGGCGGGGTGGCGGCTTCAGAGTCAGCATCGCCTCCTTCAGGTGCTGTTTTAGACTTGCTAGTCCTGCTCGCTGAAACTTTTGGGTCATAACTTGATAACTCTTCTAATGCTTCGTTTATGAAATCTGTCAGGATCTCTTGGACGGGACCAATTTCAGTCTCACTAGCAACAATAGGTGCTGCCTTAGACGGAATGCTGGTCATTTTAGATTTGAGATTAGATAAAGTGTCTACCCAAGCCTTCACTACGTCATCAACTATCACTAATTGATTCCTAACCTTAGCCAGTTCAAGCTCTGAGAGTTCTGCCTCCGCATTCATCTTCCGAGTTCGGGCTTCATCATAAGATCCACCCAGCTTTACGCCACCTGTAGATGCCATTCATCCTCCTGTCAATTGTTTTGATTATACTACACCTCTTTCTGTTGTCATCATGAATTAGATTCAGTTTATTCTGTCGCTAACCGAATTGCGCGCTCTTTTCTC